CTCGGCATCGATGAGTTCGACCAAGCCATTGCCGTCGAGGATCATGTCCGAGGGGCGGCTCACGAGACGCTGCTCCGGCTGGTGGCGAAGAATTCCAGCCGCTGCTTCACGCTGGCATCGCCCTTGTAGAGGCCGGAGGAGGTGAGCTTGAATACCACCCCGCTGTACTGATAGGTCGAGGTCGAGCCGTCGATCTCATCGATGTACTGATAGAGCGTTCCGGGTGCGGGCGTGGTGCCGGCCAGGTAGCTCTGCTCGATCTGAGCCACGAGGTCGTCGACCGAGGAAGAGCCGCGCTCGATATCGAAGGAGCCGTCCCAGCCCTTGGGCAGTTCGGCGCCGACCATGGTGCCATCCATCCGGTCGACACGCACGGAGGTGGTGACCTGGCGGCTTTCGAAGCTGGTGACGTGTTCCAGGTCGACGCGGCCGAAGGGGCCAAGCACGACGACCTGGCAATCCTTGCCGGTGTTGAACGTGGTGAGAGCCATTATGATTGCGCTCCGTGAGAAGGACGTGTCGGGTTGACGTTACGCGGAGGGCGCGTTGCTGACGGTCGTGCTGCTGATCTGCACGGTCTGGCCGCCCTCGACGTTGATGATGAATTTCTCGTTGATGCCCTGGTACTGGACCTGCACATCCGCCTGCACGTAGCCGAGCGCGGTGCGGGACTGTGGATTGTTGCTGGTGTCGCAGACGACGGAGAAGGGCTGGCTGCCGGTGGTGCTGCCCAGCAGACCCTGGCTCAACATGCCTTGCAGGAAGGCCAGCAGCGTCGCCTTGATGTTCTGGAACAGCGATGCCGTTTTGAAACAGTAGCTGCAGATCGGCGGTGGCATAGGTGCTGGACTGGCCCGAGGCGGCCGAGCCGCTCTTCTGGCTCCCCACGATGCTGTAGAGCTGCTTGTTGAGGCTCGATTGTTCGGGAGAGAGGTTGACGATCCGGCCGGCGGCGAAACCCTGTGGCGACACCAGGCGGGTGACGGCGTTGGTCTGGTCGTACCAGTAAATCCAGTCCCCGAACATGAGCTTGGCGGCATAGCTGTCGAGTCCGGCGGTCGCTTTGGTGGCGACGGCATTTTCCGTCGTGTCGCCGGCGGGGCCGGTCAGGATCATATAGACGCCTTCCGAGAGACCGAAGGCGGCCTGCGTCGAATACTGCGTCGTATCGATGGCATCGGCGAGGAGTGCGACTGAGCAACCTTGCCCCCGCAGCGCGTACATGCCGGTCCGTGGAACGGAATCGCTGCCGACCAGCATGGCGGAGGTGACGTTGATGGCGCCATCCGTGCCCGGCGTGCCGGTGGAGAATTTGAAGGTGCCGGCAACGGGTGCCGCCGTGCCGCCGGCATAGCTTGCCGTCACAGTCTGTGACGCACCGCGCAGCGGCCCGATGCCGGTGTTGATAGCGCTCACCATCGCCTGCCACAAGGCAGCGCCAGTGCCCGTGATATTGTCGAAGACCTCGGGCGTATTGCCCGGCAGGCCAACGGTGATCCGCGTGCTGCCGGCTTGTGATCCGGCCGAAATCGTGATGCTGATCCCGTTGCCGTAGCTGCCGCTATAGAGGGCGGTGAGGGTGATCGCGCTTTGGATGGTCAGCACGGCGGCGGTATCGCTGCCATCGGTCACCCGCACGCAGCGAAAATTCTGCGCGCCCTGCTGAACCGAAGTCGCGACCTGCGTGCCCATGTCGTAGAGCCGCGGCATGACCGGGCCGAAGCTGCTCGAATACTGCGCCATGGTGCCGATGACGACTGGCTGGCCCACCGGCCCCCAGGTCGCACTGCCGACGATGCCGAGCACGTCGGTCGGCACGCCGTTGAGCAGCAGCGTCTGCGGCGCCACGATCTGCACGTAGAGGTCTGGCACCACCAGCGCCGTGGTGTTGATGGAGCCCTGTTGAACGATGGGCATTGGGTTTCCTTGGGTTTAGCCGAGGAGGGGCGAGAGAGTGCCGGCGGGTGATGACAAGGTTCCCGTGCCGAACACCATCGCCGGCTGCGCGGCGGTGAGGGTCGTGGCGTAGTCGGCGGCGTAGATGAGATCGCGGCGATAGAGGCTGGCGTTCTCGCTCTGGTCGATGGTGGCGCCGCCGGCCAGCGTGATGCGGGCGGAGGTGCCGTCGGCAAGTGGCAGGAACGCGATATTCGCGATCGCGGCGTCGATCGTGGACGCGATCTGGTCGCGCAGCAGTGGGGCCGGGCACCAGCAGCTCACACGAAAGCTTTGCCGCTGGCGGCGGGTTTCCCGGTAGGCGGTCTGTGCCTGTTCGACGCGGGCGATGAGCCTCGCGGCGCTCGGGATCGTCACTGCGGCGCCGGAGATCTGAACAAGAAGCCCGGCGGCGATCAGCCGGGCGGCCAGCGCTGCGGCCACCAATGCGGTCGTATCCCCTGGCTGGACAAGATAGACGTACGTCGCACCGTCAACAGACAGACCAGCCATCTGTCCGGCCGCCGTGGTGCCGCCGAACGTCACGACGTTCGCCGCAACAGAGACGGTGAGGCTGGGTATCGTCGCGGTCGTCACGTTCCAGTTGGTGGGATAGCGCGTGGTGTCACGCGGTTCGCCGCTTGGAAAGACGCTGACATTGACGATGCCTTCCGCCAGATCGGCATGCAGCGCGGTGCTGACCGGCCAACCCCGATAAACGCGGATAGTGATCGCGCCTTGGCAAATGACCGAGGACGCCGTTGTCCCGTTGGGATAGAGGGTCGCGGTGATGGTTGCGACCAGCGCATTCTCGACGTCGGATTGGTCAGCCATCAGGTTATCGCCTGTGTCGCCGTCAATCGCCAGCCAAGCTCGGTCCGCTCGACCGCGCTGATCACCGCGCGTGTGCCCGTCTCATCGATCATCAGATCATCCTGCCGCAGTTCGACCGCGCGCGGGCCGTGGAGCGCCGGTAGGCGCACGATCCAGCTTGCGGGTCCGGGTTCGCCAGGTAATGCGCCGGCGTTATGGGCCCCCGCGCTCGCCATCAGAACGCTTGCCGGCCAGCGATCGAGGAGCAGGGTGTCCTCGCGCTGCTGCACGCCGCCATAGCCATTGCTGCCGGCATTGCGGGCGCCATCGGCGCGGGTGAACATCACCTCACGGTTGGTGAGCACGCAGACCGTCGGCAGCAGCGGTGGCTGGGCGGCAATGAAAAAGATGCCCCCCGGTCCGCGAAGATAGTCGCCAGGCCGCGTATACGCGGTGTCATGCACGGCAAACCAAAGCGGCTGGTCGTAGCGTGCGCTGCGATTCCAGTCCTTATCCTCGGAATGGAACGCTGCGTTGAGGCACAGCAGGCGATTGGCAGGTGACAAGGGGCAGATCGGGTCCCGTGGCCGGAAGGCCTCGTACATCTCGCCGAGGTGCAGGGCGGCCTGTCCCATGCCGCGCGCCACGCGGTCGTTCAGTCGTGCAGCGTCCATCACACCACCAGCGTGATGCCGGGATTGGCGAAGGCGGGTCCTGGCGGGACGCCGAGAAAGCTGCACAGCCGCCGGCGCCATTCGTCGAGGAGCGCGAAACGGTCCCGCACCTCGTCTGGGTTGCGGCTCCAGACGGCGGCCTGGTCCGTGTCAAGGTTCTGCCCAGCGTCGGGCACGGCAACCTCCAACCCTCGCAGCGTGCCGAGATAGGTGCGGCAGACCGCTTCTTCGGCGCAGGAGAGGTTGTTCATGCGATATTCCAGCAGGCCGTAGGCCTGGAAGAAGCGCCAGCCCTGAAAGCCCCAGGGCCCGGCCCCATATGCCGGATAGCCGCAGAAGCGCCGGATGTCGGTCTTCTCGGCATCGCTGAAGCCCATGGGGTTGGTCATCAGTAGAACGAGCCCGAACCGCGGGTGAGAAACACCGGCCCAGTGCCGGTATCAAGAATGACCGCCACCGCGTTGACGGTGGCGCCGATGCCAAGCAGGATTTGGCTCGCGGCCGGGACCGGCAGGTCGGCGGTCGTGGCCGTCAGCGCCGTGCTGGCGCCGAGCGATAGGAAGGCGGTGCTATTGCTGCCGTTGAAGACAAGCAGGGAGGGCCCGGTGCCTCCCAGTGCCACAGGTGTGCTTGTGGTGCTGGCGGCGACGCCGACGGTCGCTTCAGGGCTGAAGGCGGCGATGCTGCCGCTGGCCATGGCGGTTACCCCGCATGCTCGACCATCACCGCGCGCTTGAAGGCGGCGTTGGTCGCGGTGGGGATCGTGAGCGGCGTCGTTGTCGTGTCCGACGGCGCGCAAAAGCCGCCGATCCAGTACCAGCTCTGCGCGATGATCTGCTGCAGCCGGTCGATCGGTTCGCGTGTCACCATGGCGACCGAGTCGACGATCGTCACGATGGAGTCCGTCGGCGCCACGTCATCGGCGCCGATCCCGGCGAAGTCGCCCTCGATGAGCGCGCCCTGGCCGCAGATGATGGGGCGGCGGACATAGAGACCGGCAATCGTCGGGTGTGCCTGGACGAAGGCCTCCGTCGTCGGGATGAAGCGCAGGCCGAGGAAGTCGTTGACCATGCCGTCATGGAACACGACGTTGCTCGATGTGGCGCCGGTGAACAGGGTCTTGAAGTCAGGATCGGCGAAGAGCTGACGGGCCGAGACGGGATCGAGGTAGCAGTTATAGACGCCGTCGATTTCCGGCACTGCATTCTTCCGCAATGTCGCGACGGCGTCGAGCAGGTTGCCCATGGTCAGGGTGTCGGTCGCCTGAATGAGGGAGGTATTGCCCCGTCCCGCCGGCCGCAGGATCGAACTCGCGGTGGCAGCCACCACGGAGTTGTTTTGGGTGCCGTCGGCGATGCTCACATTTTCGCTGAAGGTCAGCGTCCCGGAAATGCCGTTCGGCGAGGTGGAGGCGCTGGTCGTATCCGCCGCTGTGCTGATCAGGGTGTAGATATCGGAGCCGACGGTGACGGACAGCGGATTGCTGGATGAGACGGCAGACTGGACGCCGTTGACGAAGACGTTCTGAAAGCCGCGGATATCGTCGACATGCACGCTGGGGCCAGCGGCGGAGAGCGTCGTGCTGACGCGGGTATTGCCACCGAAATAGGCGTTGAACAGGGCGTTGCGCGCCAGTTCATCCAGGCTGCGCGCCGCCTGCTCGCCGTTGGTATAGGCGTTTTGCAGGAACTGGCTGGCAATGCCCAC